AGGTCAAAGGAGTAACAATCTAATTTAATTTAATTCAATATAATTATGTCTAACGAAATCGTTAAGAACTTAAACTTCGGAGACGAAGGTAAAAATAAAGTGTTTGAAGGTGTATCAAAATTAACACGAGCCGTTAGTTCCACATTAGGAGCTAGCGGTAAGTGTGTAATGCTTGAGGACTCATCTGGCAAACCACTAATCACAAAGGATGGTGTAACTGTAGCAAATGCAGTTATACTTCTAGACCCTGTTGAAAATATGGGTGCAACGCTTTTAAAGGAAGCAGCTAGACAAACTGTTAAAGAAGCAGGGGATGGAACAACTACTGCTACAGTATTAGCACACTCTATATTAAAAGAGGCATTTGCAACAGACAACTACAACTCAAGAGAAATCAGAGATGGTATTAACTCAGCAGTTGAAAAGGTGGTTAAGTACTTAGAGGGCGAATCAGTTGAAGTTAGTGGTGATATGCTAAAGCAGGTTGCCACAATATCTTCTAACAACGACTCTAGCTTAGGTAAAATTATAGCTAAGGCTTTTGAGGATGTAGGAGAGAATGGTGTTGTTAGTATGGAAATATCTAATGACGAGGAAACATCGGCAGAGATAGTTGATGGAGCTTCAATTGATAAAGGATTAAAGAATCACCACTTTATTAATAACAAAGAGAAAGGTACTTGTGAGTTAAATAACCCACTTGTATTAATTGTAGAAAGCAAGATACCTAACGTAAGAAAGGTACAAAGCATTCTTGAGTACGTAATTAAGAACAACAAGGAACTACTAATTATCGGAGATGCCGATGAACAGCTAGTTACAGCGATTTCAATGAACGTATCTAAGGGTAACATTAAAGCTAATATCATTGACGCACCTGACTACGGTATTAATAAAAAGCAAACATTACAAGACTTTGCTGCATTGACTGGAGCAACTGTAATAAATGAGGACTTAGGTGACGATATGGATTTAATTGACGTAAGCCACCTAGGAACGTGTTTAAAGGCCGTTACTACACAAGATGATACTATCATCCAAGTAGAGGAGATTAATGACGACACAAAGGCTCTAATCAAGCAGATTAAAAAAGAACTTAAGACAACAAAGATTAATGGTAAGAAACACTTGCTTGAAAGAAGGTTGTCAAGACTAGCTGGTAAGGTTGGTGTAATTAAAGTTGGTGCAAACTCAGAAGTTGAGTTAAAAGAAAAAGCTGACAGAGTAGAAGATTCTATCTGCGCTACTAAAGCTGCTATTAAAGAAGGTATACTTCCAGGTGGTGGAATTGCATTACTTAACGCTAGTGGTAAGGTAACCCCATCTAATATAGGAGAAGAAATACTTTTAAAGGCTATTCAAGCTCCATTTGAAGTTATAATGTCCAATGCTGGTATTACTAAGTTTGAATACCCTACTAAAAAAGGACGTGGGTACAATGTAGTTACAGGAGAAGTAGTTAATATGATTAAGGCGGGAATTATTGACCCACTACTTGTTACAAAGAGTGCATTAAAAAATGCGGCATCTGTAGCTAATACGATACTTGCAACTGATTGTGTAATTAATAACTTGAGAGCATAATGAAGGCAGTAGGAAAGTATATGTTGATAGAGCCTGTAAAAGAAAAAGAAGTATCTACAAAAGGTGGTTTAATTTTAGGAGAGAGTCACAGAGAAGATATAAGATACAGAGAGGCTAAAGTAAAAACCATTGGAACCTTAGTTGAAGGAGTGCAAGATGGGGATACCATCTACTATGACAGACACGCAGGGTTTGATATGGAGATTGACAAGGTTATTTACAAAGTAATCAAGGAGTTTGACGTAGTAGTTGTTTTATAATGAGAGGTGGAAAGTTAGAGTACTCCGACTTAAGAGACTTAAGCATACTTAAGCACTACAGAGTTATTAGAAAGTGGGCAGCGAAGAATAATGATATTAGTACAACAGACTTAGAGATACTAATATACTTAGACTGCGTTGGTCTATTTAATAGGTTAGACTTTATAGATGGTCAGTACTCACACAGTTGGGACAGTGCAAGGTGGTCTAGGCTTATGGATGGTGGTTGGTTGACAGTATTCTCAAAGAGAGATAGAGTTAACACTAAGAAGAATATTTACAAGGTATCATTCAAGGGTAAGAACCTCATCAATAGAATCTACAAGATAATGGTTGGAGAGGAAGACATACCAACAAGTACAAGACGTAATAGTATAATGAAAGGGGCGACCTACACAGATAAAGTTCTTATAAAATCAATAAAAGATGTTAATAAAGATAAAACAATAAACAATGGGATATAAAACAAAGTCAATGATTAATGCAGTTGGTAGTACTTATGGAGGGGGGAATGTAGACCCTGGCTATGACACAGCCGCTAATTTAAAAACAAATTTAACAGAGGCAGGTAAGTCTTTCGGGAAACTTGCAGGGTCATACTATTCTGAGGATGTCAGAAAACCAAGGCTTGAAAAAAGAGCTAAAAAAAATGAGGCTAAAGCTTTAAAGTTAAGAGAAAGAAGTAAGAGACTTTATGGTGAAGAAAAAGATGCACCAGAGCCAATCACAAATGCTACTTTTAATGTTAAGGAGAGAAAAGGTATTAACACCCCAACAGAATCAAATCCAGTTGTTGACGAAATTATGAGTCGAACCCAACCTTTTAGTTCTTTAAACACTTCAGAAGACTATGATTTTAAAACTAAAAACGGTTATTCTTTAGCTAAAGACATTTTTAAGAGTTTAAATGGAGGAACCGAGTTTAGCGAGAGTCCTATTGAAATGAAAGGAGACGGATTCAATAAAGGAATGTTAAGAAAAAACAAATACAAAAAGTAATATGAAAAATATACTAAATCAACTAGGGGCGACTGCAACTAACTTAGAAGGGGCAACTCCACAAGAAATGCAAGCACTAGGTATGAATCCTATGGGTCCTGCTGTTCAAGGCCCTATGGCTACCAATCCTATGATGCCAACAACAGACCCTGCTGTAATTCCACCAGTAGTTCCAACAGCTAACAATTTTTCACCAACAACCAAATCAGTTGCTGACTACACATACGGTAGTGATGTAGCTAGAGGTTACTAAAAACAAAACTATGAAAAGCAAGAAGATGGTAGAAACAAAAAGACCTTACGCAGAAGAGCAAGGGTTTGACGCAATTTGGAATGGTCCATTAAATATGGATAATATGCCAAGAGGGTATGGCTCAAGTAGTGGATGTAATGGTATTCAGTTACTAGCTAAAAATATGCCAGCATACCAGCCAGGACCTATTACAGAAAAAGCAAAGGGATTCAAGTTTTAAGTAATGGCGGCAGACTTAAAGCTCTACGTTGCTAATGCATTAGTAATGATGATAACTATGTCAGACATAGAAGTCATACTTAAAATACTTTTATTAGTTGTCACAATAGGTTACACTATTTTTAAGTGGCTATCTGCTATTAAAAAATACAAAGATGGAAAAAATTAGTGAACACATATCATACAAGGAGGCTGTTAGAAGTTCTACTGCTAAAAGATTAGGCATAGAGAACACCCCCACTGAGTTTGATTTGAAGAGAATGAAGTCTATATCCAAAAATGTATTTGAACCTCTTAGAGAGGCTGTAAATGGCCCTATACGCATTAATAGCTTCTTTAGGTCTAAGGAACTAAATAAAGCAGTAGGTGGAAGTGGTACGTCTCAGCACTGTAAAGGAGAAGCTTTTGACTTAGATGACTCTTACGGTCATATGTCAAACGCAGATATGTTTAAATACATAAAAGACAACCTTAGCTTTGACCAAATGATATGGGAGTTTGGTGACGATGAGAATCCTGATTGGGTGCACGTTTCTTATGTATCAGAAGATAAAAATAGAAACAGGTGTTTAAGAGCTGTAAAGGAAAATGGTAGAACTGTTTATATTGTAATATAATGGCAAAGAAGGTAAGTAAGAAAGATATGGCTTGTAATAAGCCAAAGAGAACATCTGGACACCCTAAGAAGTCTCACGTTGTAAAGGCTTGTGAGGGTGGAAAAGAAAAGATAATTAGGTTTGGTCAGCAGGGTGCTAGTACGGCAGGAAAGCCAAAAGCTGGAGAGTCTGCTAAGATGAAGGCCAAGAGAAAAAGTTTTAAGGCTAGACACGGGAAGAATATAGCTAAAGGTAAAATGTCTGCTGCATATTGGGCAGACAAAGTTAAGTGGTAAAAAATAAACATATATAAAGATGAAAGATAAAAGTATGATTAATATGGCAGGAACTTCTATGGGCTCTGGATTAAAGATGTGTGGAAGCCAAGTAGGCAAGCATATGAAAATGGGTGGACCAAAGATGATGGGTGGTGACGAAAAGAAAGGGTTTAGAGAGTTATTTGCTGAAAATAGAAAAGCTGGTAAGAAAGAGTTTAAGTACGAAGGTAAAATGTACAACACAAAAACTGCCGAAGACGTAGCAAAAGGATTAAGTGATAAAGACCTATATAAAGCATATGAAAGAGCATACAACTCTACAAGTTCTTTTGATAATGTGCCTGGTTCTGAGCAATTAAAATCTAGAAACGAAATAGAAAAATCTTATTTTAACGAAGGCGTAAAAAGGGAATTAAAACAAGAGGCATTAGACGTTATTAAAAAAGGTATGATTGCTGGTGCTGTACCAGGCCGTAGACAAGCAATGAAAGCTACTTATAAAAAATTAAAGCCATAATTAATAATGGCATTTAAGTTATCTAACCCACCATATAAGAACGAACCGACCCCAGTCTACCAAGCAGACTTGGGGCCTGGTGTTCTTGGGCAAAGTAATAACAACGGCACTATCATAATAAATGAGAAGTTAGACCCTAAGTTTCACGATGAGGTTATTAGGCACGAAAAAGTCCACATAAATCAAATGTCACGAGGCGACTTAGATTATGATGATAAGAACATTTATTGGAAGGGTAAGAAGTACTCAAAGAATAATCCTAAGATAGCTATGGCAAGTCCATCTAATTCTCCTTGGGAAAAAGAGGCTTATAAGAAATCTAAAACTAAATATAAAGATAAAAAATACAATGTCTAAGAAATTTAAAGATACAAAGTTAGGTAAGTTTTTAGGTAAGACTGCTCCACATATATTAAATATAGCTGGAGACTTATTACCAGACGCAGGGGTTTTAGGTATTGTTAAAAACCTTGTAGAGAAAGACGAAAAGATTAGCCCAGAAGACAAAAAAGAAGCTTTAGCTCAAACTAAAGAAATGTATGAGTTAGAAGTAAAGGATAGAGAATCTGCTAGAAATAGAGAGGTTGAAGTTAAAAAGGCAGGTGGGAAGGATACTATGATGATGCTTACAGGTATCGTTGGGTTAGCTTCTTTCTTATTTATCATATACGCAGTAGTTTACGAGGAAGGAGTTTTACATAACGAACTCTTTGTACATTTAATGGGTATGGTTGAAGGTGTTGTAATTTCAAACATATTTGCCTACTATTATGGGACATCAGCAGAAAAACAATAAAAAGTAAGTAATTATAAAAAGAGTAAGAATCAAATTTAATTTAATATGAATAGAATTACAGATGAAGAGCTAGAGCTTATCAGAGAGCAACAAACAAAAATTGCTCAAATTAAACAAGACATCGGAACACTAGAACTTAGGAAGCACGAGGTTATGGGCGTAATGCTTGATGTAAATCAAGAAGTCGAAGAAACAAAAACCAAACTTGAAGAAAAGTATGGTCGTGTAAATATTAATCTTGACGATGGGAGTTACTCTGAGGTTGAAGATATAACTAAGGAATAATGAGTAATGTTATAAGAAAAATCAGCATAGGGTCTGATTACAAAAATGACGCTATGCACTACTCTGTTGGACAGCAGGTGTATGGTGGTCACGAAATATCTGATATTCTCTTCAATGAGAAAGATAACTCTTATAACATCTATATTCAAAAAGAAAAAGAAACATTGCCTTGGAAAAAGTTTAATTCTAATATGGCAATATCTGTTGAATATGACTTGCAGTATTAATGAAAAGTATTCACGATTTTATCGTAAAACCCATAGAGGGTCGATACAATAATACTGTTAAGGTTGACGATGTTGACCTCATTATAAATACAAGAATTGAGGAATTTAAAAGTGTAAGCAAGGTGGCAGAAGTTGTCGCTTTGCCTTTATCTATAAAAACTGACATTAAAGTTGGAGATAAAGTAGTAGTACACCATAACGTATTTAGAAGATTCTATGACATTAGAGGGAACGAAAAAAATAGTAGAAGCTTCATTAAAGAAGATATGTATGCTTGTTCCCCTGAGCAGATATATATGTACGGAGCAAATAAGACTCATCTTAATTATTGTTTTGTAAAACCAATACTAAGTGATAGCATATTTTCTTTAACAAAAGAAAAACCACTTATAGGTATTTTAAAGTATGGCAACAAAGGACTAACAAACTTAGGTATAAATGAGGGAGACCTTGTTTCATTTAGACCTGAATCTGAGTTTGAGTTTATTATAGATGGGGAATTATTATATTGTATGAAATTTATTAATATCGTTGGAAGCTATGAACGTAAAGGAGATGAAAGAGAGTATAATCCTAGCTGGGCAAAAAGCAGTTCTTGAGCTTATTAAAGTTGCTGAAGAAGCTATCATAGACTCAGGGGATGACATAACAGCGGATAGATTAAAGAATGCAGCAGCAACTAAAAAACTTGCAATATTTGATGCATTTGAAATACTTCAACGTATACAAAATGAAGAAGATATACTAAACGAAAAACCTAAAGAAGAAACTAAAAAGAAAGAGTTTAGAGGGTTTGCTGAGGGAAGAGCTAATACTAAGTAATATGTACGAGCAAAGTTTATACAGAGTACTAGACAACCACATAAAACCATCAACACTAAATAAAAAGAATATATCTAAGTCTTGGAAGTACGGATACAATGAAGATTTTGATGTTGTTGTAATAAGTAAGACAGGTCAAATAGGTGAGATTTACGAGATACAAAACTTAAAGATTGCTCTACCAAAGGAGTTTGATGTTAAAAAACTACCAGGAAATAAGTGGTCTAATATTGAGTATCCAAAAGAACTTAGTAGAATAAAAACAATATTTGACTGGGAAGAGTATCCAGAAGAATTTAAAGAAGAATGGTACGATTACATTGAGAAAGAATTTGAAAGAAGAGAACAAGGATTTTGGTTTAATAATAAGGGTAATCCTACTTATATTACTGGCACTCATTATATGTACTTGCAATGGTCAAAGATTGACGTTGGACACCCCGACTTTAGAGAATCAAATAGATTGTTCTACATATTTTGGGAAGCCTGCAAAGCTGACACAAGGTGCTTTGGAATGTGCTACCTTAAAAATAGACGGAGTGGATTCTCCTTTATGTCGTCTGGAGAGACAGTCAATCTTGCTACAATATCAGTTGACTCAAGATATGGAATACTATCAAAGTCAGGGCCTGATGCAAAAAAGATGTTTACCGACAAGGTTGTACCAATCTCAGTCAACTACCCATTCTTCTTTAAACCTATACAAGATGGAATGGACAGACCCAAGACTGAACTTGCATATAGAGTACCAGCATCTAAATTTACGAGGAGGAAACTTGATTCTAACGAAAAGCAAGAAGATATCAAAGGGTTGGATACTACTATTGATTGGAAGAATACAGGCGACAACTCCTATGATGGAGAAAAATTAAAGTTACTTGTACACGATGAGTCTGGTAAGTGGGAGAAACCTAACAACATACTTAATAACTGGAGGGTAACAAAAACTTGTCTTAGATTAGGTAGCAGGATAATAGGTAAGTGTATGATGGGTTCAACATCAAATGCTTTAGATAAGGGAGGAGATAATTTTAAAAAGTTATACTATGCATCAGACGTTACGAACAGAAATAGCAATGGACAGACTGCTTCAGGACTATATTCTTTGTTCATACCTATGGAATGGAACTACGAGGGATACATTGATTCTTATGGACTACCTGTATTCGATAAGCCAGAAAAGCCAATTAAAGACACATACGGAAATTTAATTAGTAAAGGAGTAATAGATTATTGGGAGAATGAAGTAGAAGGTCTTAAAAACGACCAAGATGGATTAAATGAATTTTATAGACAGTTCCCTAGAACGGAACAGCACGCATTTAGAGATGAAGCAAAGGAGTCTATATTTAATTTGGCAAAGATATACCAACAGATAGACCACAACGAAGGGATGAAGTCTAGTTCATTAATAACTAGAGGAAACTTTCAATGGGAGAATGGAATTCAAGATACAAGAGTAATGTTTATGCCAAACCCAAAGGGTAGGTTTTATATAACTTGGATTCCTCCTGTATCTTTACAAAACAGAGTTATCTCTAAAGGTGGAACAAATTACCCAGGTAATGAGCATTTAGGAGCTTTTGGATGTGACCCATATGACATATCGGGAACAGTAGATAAGAGAGGTTCTAATGGTTCTCTTCACGGACTAACTAAGTTTAGTATGGAAGATGCTCCAAGTAACCACTTCTTTTTAGAGTACATTGCAAGACCTCAGACAGCAGAGATGTTTTTTGAGGATGTATTAATGGCTTGCGTATTTTACGGTATGCCAATACTAGCAGAAAATAACAAACCAAGGTTATTGTATCACTTTAAGAACAGAGGGTATAGAGGATACTCAATGAATAGACCTGATAAAAAGTATACAAGACTATCCGTAACAGAAAGAGAGATTGGTGGGATACCTAACTCTAGTGAGGATATAAAGCAAGCTCACGCTGCTGCAATAGAAACATATATAGAGGAACTTGTAGGAATTTTAGGTGATGATGAGATGGGGGACGTTTACTTCCAAAGAACATTAGAAGATTGGGCAAGGTTTAATATAAACAACAGGACATCTCACGATGCTTCTATAAGTTCAGGATTAGCCATTATGGCTTGTAACAGAAATCGTTACGCACCAGTAAATAAAGTAGTAAGAAAAAACATAAGTCTAGGGTTTAAAAAATATGACAACTCTGGAAGTTATTCAAAAATAAGAAACTAAATGAATGTAGTTGCAAATCCAAATAGCGTATTTCCTAGCCAGGTTGTTACTAACGCTGAGAAAGATAGTCCAGAATATGGAAGGCAAGTTGCTCAAGCTGTAGAGTCTGAGTGGTTTAATCAAGGAGGGTATGGAAATAGATTTGCTACAAATTATAATCACTTTCATAGTTTAAGATTATACGCTAGAGGTGAACAGCCAGTTCAAAAATATAAAGACGAACTTGCCATAAACGGAGACCTTTCTTATTTAAACTTAGATTGGAAGCCCGTACCTGTAATTTCAAAGTTTGTAGATATAGTTACAAACGGTATCACAGAAAAAAAATATGAGATTAGTGCATACGCACAAGACCCTGCATCTATAAAGAAAAGAACTAACTACGCTGAATCTTTAATGCAAGATATGATTGCTAGAGAAGAGTTAGAAATGATAGAGCAGCAGATAGGGATTAATGCATTTAATACTGCTGACCGTAGTAAAATACCTGAATCTAAAGAAGAGCTTTCTCTTCATATGCAACTTGACTATAAGCAATCAATAGAGATAGCGGAAGAAGAAGCTATTAATCAAGTACTTGCTAAAAACAAGTTTGATGAAATAAGAAAAAGATTCAACTATGACCTAACCGTTCTTGGTATAGGTGCTGTCAAAACAAATTGGAATAAAGCTAATGGGGTGAAAATAGAGTACTGCGACCCTGCAAACTTAGTTTACTCATACACTGAAGACCCTAACTTTGAAGACATATACTATGTAGGAGAAGTTAAAGCTGTTACAATACCAGAACTTAAAAAACAATTTCCAAATATACCTCAAGAGGAACTAAAAAGAATTGAGGATATGCCAGGCAATAGAGAGTACTTGACTGGGTGGAAAGGGTATGATGAAAACACAGTTCAGGTTTTATACTTTGAGTACAAGACTTACAACAACCAAGTATTTAAAATAAAGACAGGACCAAACGGGTTAGAAAAAGTTATACAAAAATCAGATGACTTTAACCCACCTGAAAATGATACATTTAAAAAAGTATCAAGGAGTATAGAGGTTCTTTACAGTGGTGCTAAAATTCTTGGAACAAATACAATGTTGAAGTGGGAACTGTCTGAGAATATGACAAGACCATACGCAGATACTACTAAGGTAGAAATGAACTATGTTCTGTGTGCACCAAGAATGTATAATGGAAGGATTGAATCTGTTGTAAGTAAGATTACAGGATTTGCTGATATGATTCAAATAACACACTTGAAACTACAGCAAGTTATGACAAGGATGGTCCCTGATGGAGTATTCTTAGATGTGGACGGGTTGGCAGAGGTTGATTTAGGAAACGGAACTAGCTACAATCCAGCAGAAGCTCTTAATATGTACTTTCAAACAGGTAGTGTATTAGGTAGGTCAATGACACAAGATGGAGAAATGAATAGGGGTAAGGTTCCAATCCAAGAGCTTACAAGCTCAAGTGGTGGAGCTAAGATACAGTCATTAATCCAAACGTATCAGTACTACTTACAAATGATAAGAGACGTTACAGGATTGAATGAGGCAAGAGATGGTTCTGCTCCATCTAAGGATGCACTCGTAGGACTTCAAAAGATGGCCGCTAATCAATCCAATGTTGCAACTAGACACATACTTCAAGCAAGTTGTTATTTAACTCTTAGAGCTTGTGAAAACATATCTATGAGGATTGCTGATTCATTACAGTTTGCCTTAACTTCTAACTCGCTTCAGAATAGTATTACAAAGTTTAACACGGCAACATTATTAGAAATGTCTACCTTAAACTTGCACGACTTTGGTATATTCCTTGAACTAGAGCCAGACGATGAGGCTAAGGCTCAGTTAGAGCAAAACATACAAGTAGCTCTACAAGGCGGTGGTATAGACTTAGAGGATGCAATTGATATTAGGCAAATAAAAAATCTTCAGCTTGCAAACGAAATGCTAAAGCATAGAAGAAAGAAAAAACAAGAAGCAGCAAGACAAGCCCAATTAGAAAATATTCAAGCACAAGCAGACGCAAATGCACAGGCTTCAGAAAGAGCTGCTATGGCAGAAGCACAAAAGCAACAGATTGTAACAGCAGAGAAAGTAAGTCTTGAACAGGCTAAATCTCAGTTTGAAATTCAGAGAATGCAAACAGAGGCTGAAATAAAAAGAGGGCTTATGGCTGAAGAGTTTAACTTTAATATGCAACTAGCTCAGATTAGAGCAAATGCTGAATTGTCAAAGGAACAAGATATTGAAGATAGAAAAGATAAAAGAGTAAAAATACAAGGAACTCAGCAATCTGAGTTAATTGACCAAAGAAAAAATAACCTATTACCGAAAAACTTTGAAAGTTCAGGTAATGATGTTATGGGGGGGATTGGTTTAGGACAATTTGACCCAAAGTAAATAGAATTTTTTAATTTATATTATATTATATTATGTCAGAAGAAGTAAAACAAGAAGGTGACTTTAAAATAAAGAGTAAGCCTAAAATGAAAAAATTAGGTAAGACCCCTGAAATTTCTAAAGTAAATTTATCTACAGATAAAAAAGTTGAGGAAGAACCTACCAAGGTTAACTTAAATCAAGACAATGCCAATAAAGAGCAAGAAACAACAACAGTGGTTACAGATAAACCAACCGAAATTGTACAAAAAGTGGATACAGAAGTATCATCAGGGGAAAGCTCCATTCAAGATGAAGGGGTTATTACTATCCAAGAAATAAAAGAAGAAGAAGAAATTCAGAGTGTTTCGAAAGAAATGTCAGAGGCTGTTAGAGACTCAAACATTACTGGAAAGCCACTACCTGAAAATGTTGAAAAGCTTGTTGTCTTTATGGAGGAAACAGGTGGTACTGTAGAAGATTATGTTAGATTAAATGCTGACTACAGCACAGTAGACAATAACACATTATTAAAAGAGTATTACAAAAAAAGCAAACCGCATCTTGATGATGACGAGATTAATTTCCTTTTAGAAGATAACTTTTCATATGATGAAGACTTAGATGAAGAAAGAGATATACGCAAGAAAAAGCTTGCGTTTAAAGAAGAGGTTCAAGAAGCCAAAAACTTTTTAGAAGACTTGAAGGGTAAATATTACGATGAGATTAAGTTAAGACCAGGCGTAACCCAAGAGCAACAAAAAGCAATGGAGTTCTTTAACCGATACAACGAAGAGAAAAACTTAAATAGCCAAAAGCACGACAGGTTTAAAAAAGCTACATCTGAAATGTTCAACAACGATTTCAAAGGTTTTGATTTTAATGTTGGTGACAAAAAATTCAGGTATGGTATTAATAATCCATCTGGTCTTGCTGAACAACAGTCTGATGTCTCTAATATACTTGGAAAGTTTCTAGGGGAAAACGGAGAGGTAAAAGACCACAAAGGCTATCATAAAGCGATGTATGCTGCGTCTAACGTAGATAAGATTGCAAGTCACTTTTATGAGCAAGGTAGAGCTGATGCTGTTAAGGAGGTTGTGAATGGTTCTAAGAATCTATCAGACCAACCAAGACAAACTTCTGGGGATAGCGTGTTTGTAAATGGGATTAGAGTTAAGTCTATAAGCGGAGTGGACTCTTCAAAACTAAAAATTAAAAAAAACAAACTTTAAAAATTAAAAAAAATGGGACAATTTGGAACTAACGACCCTTTAGGTGTATTTAACCTAAAACCAATGCCAACTAAATCTTTATTGGCATCTAATTACATTGATTTCACTAGCGATACAGGTGGAAACTTTGCACAGCAATACCTACCAGAACTTTACGAAGCTGAGGTAGAGAGATACGGAAACAGAACTCTATCAGGATTCTTAAGAATGGTTGGTGCAGAAATGCCAATGACTTCTGACCAAGTTGTATGGTCTGAGCAAAATAGATTGCATATTGGATACGAGACTTCAGGAGCTGCTAATACTGCTGAATCTGTTACAGTTGGAGTTGTTGCCGATGGTAGAATTACTTTAGGTTCAGGTCATAATATGGCAATTAGAAAAGGAAACACAGTTGTTATTGAAGGTGTTACTGGAACTGGAATAGGAGTTACAATTAAAGGTTATGTTTCGGCAATAAACCCTGATGGCGACAATGCTAAAGAATTTACAGTATTACCTTATACTGCTTCTAATTTAGGTACTGCTGGATTTGGATTAAACGACACAATAAACATATTTGTTTATGGTTCTGAGTTTGCTAAAGGTCAATTTGGAATGGATGGTTCTTTAGAGGCTTCATTTACACAGTACAGCAACAAGCCAATTATCATTAAGGATAACTACGAAATTAGTGGTTCTGATGCTGCACAAATTGGATGGGTTGAAGTTGCTGCTGAAGATGGAACAAATGGATATTTGTGGTACTTGAAGTCTGAAGGAGAAACAAGACTACGTTTCCAAGATTACTTAGAAATGGCAATGGTTGAAGGAGAATTAGCTGTTTCTACTTCTGCTGTTCCTGCTGCTTTGTCAACTGCTGGAGTTACTAGTGCTGGTACTGAAGGTCTTTTTGCTGCAATTACTGCAAGAGGTAACGTATACCAAAATTACGCTAATGGAACTGGAACTTCTGGTGCTGGACAAAGAAGTGCTTTGCAAGACTTTGACAACATTCTTGAAAACCTTGACAAGCAAGGAGCTATTGAGGAAAATATGTTATTCTTAGATAGAGCTACTGCTTTAGACTTTGACGATATGTTAGCTGCACAAAATTCTTACGGAGCAGGTGGTACATCTTACGGTGTATTTGAAAACTCTGCTGAGATGGCAGTAAACTTAGGATTTGACGGTTTCAGAAGAGGTTCTTATGAGTTCTACAAGACTGACTGGAAATACTTAAACGATGCTTCAACTCGTGGGTTGATTGATAACGTAGAAGGTGTTATGGTTCCTGCTGGAACAAGTACAGTGTATGACCAAATGTTAGGAACTAATATCAGACGACCATTCTTGCACGTTAGATACAGAGCTTCTGAAGCTGACGACAGAAGAATGAAGTCTTGGATTACTGGTTCTGTAGGTGGGGCTTATACTTCTGCTGAAGATGTAATGAGAGTTAACTTCTTATCTGAAAGATGTTTAGTTACTCAAGCTGCTAACAACTTTGTATTATTTACAAAGACTGCGTAACAGCAAACAACAAATACTACTTGGGGTCGCAAATTGCGACTCCAAGTTTTATTATTATTTTTTTATATTATATTATATTTTATTATGGCAACAAAAGAAAAAACAAATTCTGCTGCAAAGTGGGAAATTAAAGATAGACTTTACTATCTAAAAAATAACGTATCACCTTTAACTTTGACATTGGCATCTAAGCACTCTCAAAGACATCCACTAATGTACTTTGACCCAGAACTAGGATACGAGAGAGAACTTAGGTACGCAACAAATCAACTATCCCCATTTGTAGATGAACAAAATGGGCCTGTAACATTGGCTCATATTGTTTTTAAAAATGGAGTGTTAATGGTTCCTAAAGAAAAACAAAACTTACAAAAACTTTTGTCTCTATACCATCCTTTAAGAAACAAGATGTATGCAGAGCAAGACCAAGTTGCTGAAGCAGTAAACGAGTTAGAGGATATTGAGCTTGAAATTGAAGCTTTAAATTTAGCACTACAATTAGAGGTTGACCACGCAGAGGCAATACTAAGAACCGAGCTTGGTAGTGCTGTGTCTAAAATGACAAGTAAAGAGTTAAGAAGAGACTTAATGCTACTTGCTAAAAACAATCCAGCATTATTTATTAGTCTTGCAAATGATGAAAATGTTGAACTTAGAAGCTTTGGTATTAAAGCAACAGAAGCTGGTATTATAAAGTTATCGTCTGACCAGAAGACATTTGCTTGGTCTGTTAATGGCAAGAAGTTAATGGAAGTACCATTTGACGAACACCCATACTCAGCATTAGCTAGTTGGTTTAAAACTGACGAGGGTATGCTAGTATACAAAAGTATAGAGAAAAAATTCTCTTAATATGTAACTATATTTATGGGGTAGGCTAACTTAACGGTTGGTCTACCCTTATAAATAAAACAAAATATTAATATGGCAATAAATGTAAATACGGTATATAAAACTGTATTACTGATACTCAATAAAGAAGAACGAGGGTATGTAACTCCTGATGAGTTTAACAAGATTTCTGCCCAAGTTCAATTAGAAATTTTTGAGCAGTACAGCGATGATTTAAACCAACAACTTAGAGTGCCTCAAAGCGATAATGACTACGCTGATAGGGTAGCTAATATTGATGAGAAGCTTGCCATATTTAAGACATTCGGTACAGCCACATACGATGCGGCAACGATACCAACCAACCCTTACTTTACTCTACCAACAACCGACATATACGGTAATACGGTGGAGTTTTATCGGTTAGGGGCTGTTGTACACAAGGATACAACTGAGTTGCAAAGACTTCAAAGAATGGAGTTCTACAACATACAAAAATCTCCTCTAACTAAATCTACAGAATCTTTCCCAACTTATTTGTTTGAGAATGAAAAGCTATTTGTAAAGCCTGACAGCATTACAAGTAATATAGGTGTAAACTTCTTAAGAAAACCACTAGACCCTAGATGGGGGTACTATATCGGCTCTGTTGGGCAATTTATTTATGACCCAACTGTTTATGGAGCAAATCTTATAAACACAGGGGTTAATACATTAACAAGCAGTATCACTACACCATTAACGGGAGGGATTATTGGAACTTATAACGGTGTTGCCACTACGGGTGAAACTGGAGTAGGACTTATAGTAAACGCAACAGTTAGTTCTGATACGGTAGTTACAATAGATGTTGTTAGTGCTGGGGTAGGCTATGTTGTTGGAGATGTAGTTAGCATTGCAGCAGGGTTATTAGGGGGTACTAGTACACAAGTAGACATCACATTAACTGCCGCTAACTTTAATGCTAATAGCACATATGGCTCTACACAAATAGAACTTGATGTATCTGAGCAAACAGACTTTATACTTAGAACATTGTTTTACTTTGGAGTTGTTGTTAAAGACCCACAAATAATACAGGTTGCTGCAAGTCAAGTACAACGAGATGAAATAAACGAAAAAAGCTAATAAGATATGCCAAATCCAAATGGTGGTTTAATCACCGAAACTAATGCACAATACTACGCTGGACAGCAGGCTTTTACTGGAGATGCAGTCAACAGGATTTTTATATGCACGTTTAACACTGATTTAGTTGCAACGGTAGCAGGTGTTTCTAATACAAACTTTTCTGTAACAGTTAATGGAGTAATTGTAACTAACTATACCTTATCTGCAACAAATACAATTACATTCAATGTAGCACCTATTAACGATGCCGCAGTTGTTGTAAGTCTTATTGAAACAGCAAAAGAAGGGAACTACGGAGGTTATCAGTACACATCGTTAAATGATGTCATAAATAACTTTATCGTTGCTTACGTTGGAGCAGGGAAGCTTATACCAAGTGCTAAAAGAACTGACATAATATTTCACGCAAAACGTGGAATGCAAGAGTTTAGTTACGACACACTAAAAAGTATTAAGTCACAAGAGCTAACTATATCGCCAAGTCTAACGGCAGTTATACCACAAGATTATGTTAACTACGTTAGATTATCTTGGATTGATAGCTTAGGTATAAAAAGAATTATATACCCAAATACAAACCTTACAATAAATCCAGCAGAAGCTCCTGAGCAAGACTCAACAAGTGAGATTATTCAAGATAATCTTGAAGAAAATGTAGACACAGACCCATCTCAAACGGTGGAAAGATGGAGAGCAGCAGACACTAAAAAAGTAACTGGGCTATACACTGAAGAGTCTATAAATGCAGGATACAATGTTGACGATATGTACGCTAACAGTTTATATTGGGGAGGAGCATACGGACAAAGATATGGAGCAGACCCTGTACTAACTCAAAATAACGGATGGTTTGGAATTGATGAGGTAAGAGGAGTGTTTACTTTCTCAAGCAATTTAAAAGGCCGTATAATCGTCATAGAGTACATCTCAGACGGTTTAGCGTATGACTTGGATACTAGAGTCCCAAAGATGATAGAAGACGCTATGTACGCTCATATAAGTCACGCAATTATTTCTACAAGAATTAACCAACCTGAGTACATCGTTAATAGATTAAAGAGAGAGAGGAGTGCAAAGTTAAGAAATGCTAAGATAAGGTTATCTAATATTAAGATAGGTGAGCTTACGCAGCTTATGAGAGGTAAATCTAAGTGGATAAAATAATATAATATGCCAGAAGTTAAAAATATATTTGTCGGGGCTAAGATGAACAAAGACCTTAACCCAAGGATGATTTCAAACCAAGAGTACATAGACGCAAGAAATGCGGCAATAATAAATTCTGAGGGTAGTGACTCTGGTTTATTACAAAATGTTAGTGGAAATACTTTACTAACTGACTTTGGGCTAACAGGAATTAACTTAGAGATTATAGGGTTTTACATAGACCCAACAAATAATATATTGTATTCTTTTATAACAGATTGGAATGACACTAGCCCTGACCAATCTTCTAGATTTGCCCCATCTACTTCTAGCCACTACATATGTGCATACAATACTAGTACCAACACTGGAACTGTTTTAGTCAGTGGGCATTTTTTAAACTTTTCAAAAACTAGCCCAATGTTGGGTATAAATTTACTTGAAGATTTATTATTCTTTACTGACAATAGAAATCAACCAAGAAAAATAAATGTAGTTACCGCAGCTTTAAATCCTACATACTACAGCAAAGAAAATCACATATCTGTAGCGAAGTATTATCCTTGGCAACCAATGAGACTTGCTAAATATACACCAGTAGCAAATCCTTATGCATTGCTAGTAAACAGTTTACTTACTGTTTCATTGCAACCATTACTAATTCCAGATGGAACATATTCGGGGACAGTTGGATTACTAGGTTCTGGATGGACAAGTAATTTTGGAACTGACGCTTTAATAGAATTTCAAGCTAATGGAAATATAGTATCAGATGTTAAGGTTTTATCTAGCGGAAGTTTGTTTATGCCAGATGTATCTATAATAACAGTAGCTAGTGGCACTTACCCTGGTCAAACCAGCGATATAAAGTTTACTGTTTCTTCAGAAAACATAGACCAAGAGTCTACTATGAAGGATGTTGTTTCTAAAAATTTACCTACAACAGAACTAGTCACGATTTCAGGTACGCCAACTTCAACTGAATTTGATTACTCTGGGCTTGCAATAAATACTAATTGGATAGGGTCTACCATTACAGCAACTGAATCTGATGGGACAACCCCTAGAATAAAGGTTTCTGATAATATAAAAATAACAAATATCTCAGATAATACAATTACCCACAATGCTTTTAGTGGTTTAGTTGCTGGAGATAAAGTAACAATAGGAGCAAATCCTTACTACGATGAATTTTTTGATGGAGATTCTGAATTTTTATCAGACAAGTTTGCAAGGTTTAGCTATAGATTTAAGTATAATGATGACGAGTATTCTTTAATAGCTCCTTTTTCACAGGCAGCATTTATCCCAAAACAAGATGGTTACTTCTTAGATGAATTAGGTGTTCCAACAAATGTCAACGATGAGGTAAATATATCAGACGAAAATCGGGCTATAAAAAGCACAATAGTAAGTTTTTTTGAAAACAAAGTCAACTCAATGGAGTTAGTTATTGATAAACCTTCTGGCGTAGCTTTATTTAAAGATATAATTGACGAGTTTAAAGTACAAGAAATAGAGATACTATATAAACAATCAGACCAGGTAGCAATAAAAGTTATAGACACTATTTCTTCTCAAGACATTATAACATCTGATGGATTGCAATACTTATATAAGTACAAGTCAGCCGCTCCGATAAGAACATTACCTTCAAACGAAACAACAAGAGCCTCTGATAAAGTTCCAATAAAAGCTAAAGCCCAAGAAATTGCTGGCAATAGAGTTATATATGGAAACTATTTAGTGAGAACATCTAGGCCTACTTCTTTAGGATATTCAGTATCTTCTTCAGAGAAGTTTAAAAAAGGAGTATTGAACTCCGTAAATCAAATAGAATATCCTAATCACTCATTAAAACAAAATAGGTCTTATAAGGTAGGTATTGTTTTAGTAGACTATTTTGGGAGGCAGTCTGATGTTATTGCATCAAAAAACTCTACAATATACAGTAGTTATAGAAATGTTGCGGACGGAGTTATTGGAGCCACAAGTTCATATATGGGGAATTCTTTAAAAATACTTTGGGATTCTATAATACCTAATGAAAAAGAAGGTGGATATGCTGGAATATATAGCGAGTCAAACCCTCTTGGCTGGTATAGTTATAAAGTAGTAGTTCAACAGCAAGAACAAGACTACTACAATGTATACTTACCTACAATACTAAATAACTACCCTCAGGATAGTGGCACTACTACATCTAAAGATACTGCATTTATAACTTTATTTTCTGATAACATAAACAAGGTTCCAAGAGATTTAAAAGAAGTTGGTCCACAACAATTGCAGTTTTCAAGTTCCGTTAATTTGTTTGCAAGGGTTACCAATACTACATTTAATTCTTCACTATCAACAACAAAACAATATCAACCAAGCACAAGCCCTGATACTGTTACCTTAATAGGAACTAGAGATGACATTGGTGTAAACTTAAAAATAGATGGCGTTAAGTACGACACTTCTCCATTTTTTAGTGTACCAAAAGTTTATATTCCTGGAGATGATACTGTAAACCCTATTAAACCTATAGTTAGAAACATAGGCTCAAACCCATACATAGCCAAAGTCGCAACTCAAAACAGGGTAGGGGCTACTGGAGCAACTGCAACTACGGTTACATTTGAAAATACTAGGTTAAATGTTTATGAGACGGAGCCTTTTGAATCTAACTTAGATATATTCTGGGAGACAAGTTCTTCTGGGGTTATATCAAACTTAAATAAAAATATTATTTCCTCTTCTAATATAAACCAACCTTTTGCAATATCAGATTGGGTCTGGTCTTTTTCAGAGTCAGATGGTCCAGGAACTTATGTTACAGAGCCATTTGACGTTGTTAACACAGCAGGGCTTCCTTTAGCAAACTTAGGGACAGTTACAGCTAAATTAATAAATGTTTCTACGCCTATAGTTGCAGAGGTTGGCGGAATATTTGAACTTGTACAAGAAGCTGACCCAAGTTACAAGTGGAGAATAAAGCTTATTGATTCACCTATTTCTTTTGTTCCACAAGTTTTTACAAACTCATCTGCATTACAGTCTGGCAATTGGTCCTTTACAATAGAGTTTACAAATACTGTTGCAGGTGAAATTTTTACAAAAACAATTACTAATTCTGGAAACAATATACTTGAAAATGTAACCCCAACATCATTTCAACCATTTGGTATTGCTATAAGCAACAGGGAGTTATTATCATCAAGCCTAACAACGCAATTTGAACCATTTGTGTATTTTGCAGGCTCAACGCCTTTACCCGTTGAATTTCAATTTAAAAATGGGGCATATTCTGGTTCTCTTTTAGGAAGTGTTGAGCAAGATATAGGGTTAGTTGTTACGATTTCAAAAGTAGAAGTATTTTCTCTTTATTTAGCACCATTTCCAGGAGGATATATCCCTTATAAGCCACTAGAGCCAATAAATAGTTATATGAGAGTCACTAAATATCAAGCAAATATTTTTGGCACTCCTATAGGCTATAGATACAATCTTGAATACAACAAAAATTTTACTTGTGTAAATCCATATGCAACTACTGAATCAGACTTTTATAGCTATTCCCAAAGAGCAAATAGCCAATTTAGAATAACTATAAATATTAAAGACGCTTCTGCAGGAACAGGATTTAAAGAATCAAATCATATTGTTCAAGGTGCTTTAGGAGATTTTATTTACTTGCTAAAAAATACTAATAACAATTAAGGTATATATTTATGGCATTAGTTAGAGAAATTACATACTTCAACTCTTTTATTATAAAGAAGACCGTAGAGTCTGGCCGTGGAAAGGCAAGCTGGCCTTCTCTACCTTGGAACCCAAATGGATACCCAACATTTCCACTAGAGGTTTCAACTACAGATTCTGATGTTGAATATGATTGGTATGTTGAGGAATCTAGAATAAGAGGTGGATATAATAATACACAAGTAGACTTAGGTGTAAAGGCATACATAACAGAAACAGAAGACACAGAGTTAGTCCTTGAGAATGGATTAATATACTCTGGATTATATAACTCTAGAACTGGAGTAAACGAAACAAATGTTTTTTCTACAGGGGAGAATATAACAAAAGAAGTAGACCCTAGATATGGAGGCATACAAAAGTTATATACGTCTGACACAAACTTAATTATTTTTCAAGAGGACAAAGTTAGTAGTGCGTTGATTGATAAGGATGCAATATATACGGCTGATGGAAACCCTGCACTTACAGCTACTCAACTTGTTTTAGGTCAAATTAACCAATACTCAGGAGAGTACGGTATAAGTGATAATCCAGAATCATTTGCATTCAAAGGTTACAGAATGTATTTTTCTGACAAAAATAGAGGAGCAATAATGAGGCTTTCAAGAGATGGCCTTACTGAGATAAGTAGGTACGGTATGAGGGATTACTTCCGTGATACGTTAGCAAATATTTCAGAATCTTTTGATGCTACCAGTGAGATTGTATTTTATTCGTTATCTCCAGTGTATCCTCCAGTTGGGCCTGGACAACCTACTCCTACAAGTACCGATACTTGGGACATTGTAGGTGGAGTTAATGATAGCAGTGTATCTAAAATAGAGTTAGGTATGGCGACAAGTAGAGCATTTGGAGGGTTAAATGGAATCTATGTAATTAGCATTACATCTATTAATACTACAAATAACACAGCAACAATAAAATTTAATCAAACGATTCAAACTGATAACTTTGCAAGCGTTGACTTGTATCTAATTAAATTTGTTAAAGATAAAGTTGTAGGTACATACGATAACTTTTACGATAAGTATGTGGTATCAATGCAGCAGACTGAACTAGAAACTTATGACACCGCATCATTCAACGATAGCAATAACGGATGGACTAGTTTTTGGGACTACGACCCAAGCTTTGGTGGTACACTAAACAATATTTATTATACAACAAAAGGTGGTTCTATATGGAAACATTACGATGAAAGTGTAATTAATAATAGGGGGACTTTCTATGGAACTTACTACCCAACATCTGTTACGTTATCTTTCAACCCAATGGTATCTGTATCTAAAAACTTTAATACAGTAAACTACGAAGGGACAAACGGTTGGCAGGCTGATTTCTTTTTATCAGACCCTACGGGAAACTTACAAGGTAATAACTATAAAGACGAATCGTCATTTATATACAGCTATGACGAAGGTTCTTATACTGAATCAGGGGTTACATACAGAGTTGGATTTAATATAAAAGATAATAAATATTTTGCTAACTTAGTAAACAAAGGAGTTCAAGCTAACGG